ATATTATATCACCTTCGTATGGTAAAAGAGGGTAATTATTTAAGACATTATTTTCATTAAAATAATTTCCTAGTTCTATACTAGTGTCTTGATCTGTTATTCTTCTAACAGACCCTGCTTCTACTAATGGGTATTCTTTATCTTCTAATTCAGGAGTAATATCAGAAGAAGGTACAGCATTATGTACTTGACTATTCCAAACATTTATTGGGGGTAAATAATAAGCTGCTACAGCTGAGGTATTTTCAGTTACATTAGGATCTGCTAAATATATTATAGGAACTATCTCATTAATTAATGGATATTGTTTTATATTAGGAAAAGCAGGATAAGCTGGGATAAGTGGAATGACATCAGAAAAAACTGGTTGGAGTGTAGGTTCAATAAAAATTGTTCCTATACTATTCCAACCTCCAAATTCATCAAATCTATCGTGAGTATCATCTAATATAATATCTCTAACTCTACTAGAAATAATAGTGCTAGTTGATGTTACTGATTTTACATCTAATTTAGGAGCATTATATTTAATGGTATTACCAAAACCAAATCTAATATCAAGACTCATTACTCACCTCCTTCTTTAAACTTGTCTATTTCGGCTAGCAATTGAGCTTTTTCTTCTTCAGAAATACCAAAACCGCCTTCAGCAGTTCCGTTATTACTCATAATACGCTGAATGATAGTAGCCATTTTAATTAATTGTTCATCATTTTTAACACTTATTTCTAAGTATTCTTTAATTAAAGGAACAATTAAAGTAGCATCTCCTATTTCATTTACTAATGGTTTAAGTTCTGATATAAGAGCAGATATTTGTTTTTCTTTTTTCTTTTGATTATTGTATATCTCCTCTAATATATCAGAAAATTTTTTACCACCAAACACAATATTATCTAAACCATTCATGGTATTTATTTAGTTATAAATATACTTATGGGAAATTTGTATACCCGTTTTCTAAATAAAAATAATAGTGCTCTTTAAATATATCATAAAGTCTATTAGCTATTTTAGTGATTTTAGGTGTTTTAGCATCAATGATTTCTCGGATGTAGATATATAATGCTTTTTTATTAAAAATCTCTATACTTTCTCTTTTACGGAACAACTCTAAAATTGCATCTGCTATTTTAGCATCCCCATCTTTAGGGAACAATGTATGAATATTTTTAGTACAATAATCAACATATTGATCCATAAATACATTTAACTTTTGATTTACAGGAGTATCATCAATATTGTAGCTATGTCTTTCATCTGATTCTAATTCTTCAACTGGGGCTTTATCTACTCGTTTTTTATAGTTTTTAGTATTGGAGATAATAAGATAACGTTTAGCAATTGTTCCAAAATATGAATATGCTTTAGCTCCCTTTTCTGGGTTGAATAAATGAATTTTAGATAATAGAAACGAAATTACCTCATGTTGTAAGTCTTCAATATTGTCTACTTCAGTGTAGTAAAACTTAAAAGTATGGATGATATTTTCTGTTAACTTAAAGAAAGCATAATGGATACGATCACTATAAATTCTACTTCTTACTTCAAAATCTAAAGTATTATTATATTCAATAATAGCATTTTCTGTTTCTTGAGTGAAATACATTCCACTTGTTTTAGGTTTAACCACTACTTCACTCATAGATTTTTAATATTGAATTGGTTTAAAGCACTTTGAATTTGTTTAATAGATTCAAAAAAGAAACCAACCTCATCATCAGATTTAAATGATTCTCTTGCATCTACTTCTTTAAGTTTCTTATCTGACATTTCAATTATATCAGATACTTTGTTTAAGTAAGACATGTATCCCATAAGGATATCTTCTTGTTTTTCATTTTTTCTAAGTAAGTTAAAGGTTGTGTATCCTAAGATCACAACCAATATACTTAATATAACAATTGCTATTATCATATATTATCTAGTAAACTTTTTAATCCTTCACTCTTGATGTTACTTAAAGCTTTAGTTTTAACAGGTGCTTTCTTGTTCTTCTCAATTGTGAAATTTGATGAGTTATTTTGGGTTACTTCGCCTTTAAGTTTAGGCATCCACACTTGTTCGAACTCAATACGTGCTGCCATTAAATCCGCTTGATGCACAATAAACACTAACGCAGTACGTGGTTTTGTTTCTGGTGACCAAGACATTAAGTATGGCTTGTTAGCATCATCATATAAACCATCATGCAATTTAATTGCTAACATTTCGTTTCTGGAGAATGTAACACCGTGAGACATGAGTAAATGTAATCCACGATCTGGTACTGACATATATTCAAGTCGATCATTGAATTTATAATCTTCACCTAATTTCTCTTTACGCCATTGGTCTGTCTGAGGGATGTATGATTCATTTTGTTCATCTCCCATTTTGCCTAAGTCATGGTTTAAAGCAGCAAACACTAATTCTTCAACTGTATATGTTGAAGTATCAACCCCCATATCTACCCAAACTTTATTTAGTTTAAGAGCACACTGTACTACTCGTAATACGTGATCTACATAACCACCTGGGAATGCATTATGATATTCTTTTTTATGAGAAGCAGGCATAAGCATAATACGCTCTGCATACTGTTTATAAAACGCTTTCAATTCAGAACATCTAGGTTCAGAGATATGTTCATCAATGATAGATAGAAATTTGTTCCAATTGTCTTGGATTTGTTCTGCTGTTAATTTCATCGTGCAGCAATATTTAATTCATAACCATCAACAGGCTCGTTTTCAACATAAGCTCTAGCTTGTTCAATTGATTCTCTAATGCGCTCTAGAGCAGCTTTATATTCTTCAATTGGTTGTTGTTGGTTAACAATAAAGTTAAGTTGATTAGTTAGTCCCTCAATTTTATTGAGTTCACGTAAGATACTGTCTCTATGTTTCATATATTTATTTTTTAGTAACGTTATTACATTATCACGTTTCTTATCTCTACGTTTTAATGTTTTCCTTATAACTCGTAATTATATAATAATAAAAGAAAATTACGGGGCCAAATTATTTTTAAGAGAGGTTTACTATGTCTTGAATTTGTTTCAAGAATATACATCTTTCATATTCCTCTACACTTTCAAAGTATACTAAAGCCGCGTCTAATGTTTTTTTGAATGTCTCATCTGAGTATAAGTTAATACAATCAAGATGTGTTTGATTAGTAATATCTAATTTAAATAGATGATTGTACGCTTTATCATAAACCATATATCCACTAACTCTTTCAATTTCATTAACATCTAGATCTGGGTTAGCATCACCTAAAAATTTAATTAATTGTTTAGCGAATGTTTCATAGTTAGTAATTAATCTTTTAAACATTCCTATCCAGATTACAGGACTTTCAGATAAGTCTATCTGTGATATTGTCTCTTCAGGTTCTTCAGGAGACTTAAATAAACTAAATATTTTGTTAATATTCATACATTATACATATGGTTAAAACTGGTTTTAAGTGGATTTAATAACATCACTTATACCTTATACATATTGTAATATAACAAGAAAAAAAGCGGCTAAAAGCCGCTTTAAAAAGTAAGTTTAAGTTATTATTATCCTTTAATTAATTGTTTAGCCCCAGTTGATCCTGTTGCTTTATCAAATCGTGAGTCTGTATAAGAACGCTGCTCAGCAATTTGTCTATAAACATTTTCAAATTCATAAGATACTTGACGATCTGTATCTTCAAATTTTTTATAAACTTGTTGAAGATTATAATCCCTATCTCGAGTACCATTATCTATCCACTCGTGAGTAGCTTTTAACTCAAATGTTAATTTGTTAATCTTAACTATACCCCAAACAATCACAGCCATAAAAGCAACTGCAATAATCGAGAGCATACCTAAAACGAAAGATGTTGTTTCCATAATTTGTTTCTCCTTTATTTCAAATAACTTACTTTTTAGTGCACCTTGCAGGAATCGAACCTGCGACCTACTGATTATGAGTCAGTTGCTCTAACCAATTGAGCTAAAGGTGCTGATTGGAACAAATATAGTAAATAAATTCTAGATCACCAAACTTTATTTGGAGAATAAACTCTAAAGAAATGATATGAAGTACGAGCTAAAGGAAATCTAATTACAAAGAAATTATAACTATCCCAAAATTTAATAGCATACTTACTATCAAGTTTTCCACCAAAATAAACTTCAGCTGTTCCTGTTCTAAGATCACAAACAAACTTTAAAGCATTATTTTGGATGATATAGATGTCTTCTTCCTCTATTAATTTAATCTTATAAAGTTGATCTGTTCTATAGAGTGAATCAACAACCATACGACTATGACCTGGGATGAATAGTCTATATTCTTCTTGATTAAATCTTTTGTTTATGGGGATGTATTGAGAGTATAATGAAACCTTTATTAGTAGTGCTAGAAGCACAGTTAATATTTTCATTATGGTGTGTTTATAATAAATATTATAAACCAAGTACCCCTATCAGGATTCGAACCTGAGACCCACAGATTAGAAATCTGTTGCTCTATCCAGCTGAGCTATAGGAGCATATGTGGTCAAGGCAGGATTTGAACCTGCACGGGCTGCCATTATAGTGGCCGGCTGTTTAAATAACCTTTTTTTAACCCACAGTGCTATAACCATCTGTCGCGTCTACTATCGGCCGGGACGTCCCGGCCCTTCCGCCACTTGACCTAAATTAATCTTTTAGATTATCATACTTACAGCATGTCAAATAATAATCAATAATGTTCTCTTTAGAAACATTAATTCCTTTATGTAATGTTCTAGTAACTACCACCCACAACTCGTCTATGTGGGTGGTAATTGGTTCTAGATTCAGCTCTTTGTTTATTAGCTGATGTAAATCTTGTTTACTATTAAGCTGCATATTCAACTGCAAGTTCATATAATTTAGCATTCAAATCAAGGTCTTGTTTAAAGTTCTTAATTTTTCTTGCTTTACGCAACTTAGTACCTGATGTATATTCAAACATACCGTGTACTAGTTTCTCTTGAACTACATTAAATACACTCCACAAATCATTACCACTATCTTCAGGGCGAGTTGGTGTAACCAAATCATCAAAATCAATTGTAATGTTTTCTAGTTGTTCAACTCCAAATCGAATTGCTGCTGCTTTTTTAGCAAACTCAGCAATTTGTTCTTTACGAAGTTGTTTTTTCTTGAATTGATTCATTGACTCAACTGTCAGTGGAAGTTTTTCAACCATTGTACCAATAACGTTTTTCAATTCTTCAAAATCATATCCGTAGTGACGAATCTTAAGATTCTCAAACTCCTTAGAGCAAATAACCAAACCATTTTCACACACCATACGGAACAAACCAGCTGTGAAAGTAAATGCGTTTTTACCGTCATGGCTATTAGTTAATAGAATCTGTGGGTAAGCATGATCACCATCTTCTCCATTAATGACAATATCATTATTACGGAACACAACTAGATGTTTTTGGTAACCATCACCTTTGCGGGCACGTACTTCTTTTGCATCAACTACTCCCCAACCTAGTTTCTCCATATCCTGAATGATTTGGAAGGTTGAAATATGAGCGTATTTTTCACTAGTGCCTGGAGCACCTTTAGCTGTGAAGATTGATTTTGCTTTGTCTTTGATTTCTGACTCTGTCAAAAATGTGTTGCTTTCAATGTTTAACATAACCTTTATTATTTATTTAATTATTAATTTATATCTGAATATAACATCCTTTTCCTGTGAAGCCAAGCCTCCTGTTAAAGACTTTCAATCAAGTAACAGATTCGTTGAATAGTGTCGTGTTTTTTCATACGAATATCCATTCTGTACGGTTCTAAATCCAATGTTTTGTCCATTTGTTTCACTTGAACTGCCATGAATTTCAACTTTTCAGCAGTAGATCCTTCAATTTCCCCCTCTAAAACCATATCAGGAAACACAATATGTGGTTTCTCTGCTGCTTTTCTACCACGTTTCTTTGGTTCTGTTGTAGTAGTTGTATTCAATTGAATTTCTACTTCTTTCTTTTTACCCGTTCCTGGTGGGCGACCTCGACGTTTTTGTTCCATAACCTTTATTTGTGTTTAATTATATGATAAATAATGATGTCAAAATCCAATAGAACATGATTTGAAGCGCATACCAAATACCTTGAGATTTGAGTGACAAATCTTCACCTTTCTTTTTGGCATCAATGCGTACATGTGATACTGCGCAATATGCCATCCAAATATATGCTGCTGTTGCTATCATGTCCTAATTATTTAATTATGACTAAATATAACATCCTTTTCCTGTGAAGCCAAGCAAGAGGTGAGGGAAGTGTGGAAGATCCACTAGAACGTTGAAAATTAAACAGGTATAACGTCTAAATCCTTAGTTACTATGAATAGTACATTACTAGCCTTTACCAGGATAGCTTCAGGTTTAGCATTAGCTACTACATCATGGTAAATCATTTTATCATCATTGATTACTTCTTCCAATGAATTGCTTTCACCTACCATTGTATCAAACTCTTCACCTGACCCTTCATAAGTGTATATTCCGTATTCTCCTTTACTTAATGACAAACCATCTAAATAATTTTGTAGTTTTATCATTTGGGGACTAGGATTAGTACTAGCTACATAGCTGACTATATCCTGCATTCCCATGATTTTATCATTCTTAGCATCCTCAAGAGTTAAGGGAGCATAGAACCCACCTGTTTCTACTCCAAAGAAACCTCCAAGTTGAGTGGCTGGATAGATTTTGTTTGTCCAAACTGCTCTTGAACCTTCATAAAGGATGTTATCAGAAAAAAGGTTACCATAGTGTACTAAAACCATGTAGTACATTAAAGCACCTAAACCTTGACCTCTATAAAGTTTACTAATGTATGTTAAAACAATCTGTCCTCCTTCTAACCCATAAGGCTTACCTTTTACTTCCTCTACATCAACAGAACCAACAATATATTCTTTCCAGGTTTTAGCAGATGGTTTTACTAGGTATTTTGTAGTACCTTCCACACCAGTAGGTTCTATTAGCTTATACTCTCCTACTTCAGATAACTCTTTATACTCCAACTTAGACTCATCTATATCACTATTAATATTTAGTTTTCCACTTGCAACATAGTTTAAAGGATACTTAGTGTATAAATCAAAGTTATAAAAGAAACTTTCCCATAACTCATTATCATTAACAAATGCTTGGCCTAGGTTGCCTTTACGTATATCTAGTTCTTTAAGTAAGTCAGTCAGTTTTATCATGGTAATAAATATTCTAATAGACAAAAAAGAACCCCGATGAGTAGCGAATTCATCGGGGCCTAAGTAGCCTAAACTACAACGGTCCTAAGTCCGTTATCCTTGGTTCTCTAAAAGTGCTTTAAGAACCCTATTGTTTTCTTGAATTCTCTTAAAGTTTTTCTTTAAGTTAATTTTGTTTTTATGCTTAGGTGTTTCCTTTTTAGCTTTTCCCATGACTTGTATTTTTATATATACATATATAGGAAAAAGGCCCCCACATGCGGACCCTTCACCCATACACCTTAATACGTATATACTTATATACCAAAGTATTTAATAAAAAAATACTTGGGAATTTCACTATGACCCATATCGATATGAATAGCTTCACCACCACCATTAGCTATTGCTTTAGCAGCAGAAGGTAGGTTTTTATTGATATTACCCCAATTAGAGACATCATATAACATATGAACGTTATTGTGGTATTTTAGTTGGTTATAGCTGGGTCTAGTTGATGGATCTATTAGACCGATAAAGGCATAGTCTGGGCTATAGTTTTTGAATACATCCAATCCTCCTGCACTGAAACCAATTAGTGCTGTGGTGTGGGGATCTATGTTATGTTTTATTTTATGTAGAGGAGTACCATATGGTACCATATAGACTTCATATTGGGCTTTGAAATGGGATGGAAGTTGTTTATCCATCCATTGTGGGGTGGCATAATACATTCCACACCATATGATAATTGTTTTAATGAGTGTCATTTATTAGTAAATTATTGGGTTACCTATTTGAAATATAGCTCCTATTTCTCGTACTTTGTCAAATGCAGTTAGTGGGTCAATTTGAAAAAATTCTCTTTCATTACCCAAATTTGAAGTTACTCTTTTATCGGAGAAACATTTGTGAACCAATTGTTCAATCCTTAAAGCATTACCCTTGGAAACTGGGAGAGCAAATTTAGGAGTCCATTCATTGACGGTTCCTGTTTTGTTGATACTTCTAACTCTACCCTCTACTGTATGTTCTGTCATTCCTATTTTGACTAGATCTGGATAACCTGGGTTGATTAGAACATAAATATATTCTATGTTGTCTTTGGTTTTGGACTGGATATCTATGTTTTGTATCCCATAAACAAAATCCCATTCTGTTTCGGAGATAGGTATTTCAATGAGATAAGATGCTCTTACAAAGTGAAGAAACTTACTTGTGTCTACATGTCTAAATTTAGATCTAAGCGCGGAATAGTTGTTTTTCCACATTTGAGATTGAGGGTGATGACCTGTGCTATTAGATGGGTCTAATATGGTTATTTCGCCTATACTTTCTAAGTGTAATGCATCATTAAGTGGAAGTTTATCTCTATACATAACCTTTATTTTATATACAAATATATTTATATACTTGGTCGATGCCAAAAATTTTTATAAAAGAGAGATTTTAGGTTTTGCCATTTGTGATCCAAAGGGGTATTTTGAAAATTGGAGGTGTGTTATGGAGCGTATATATGTATATACAATCGGTGCGTAAAGATCGTATACGATCTGTTTTGTGGTCATTCACGCAGGAAGATCCGGTATCCGGTTATATGGACCATAACGCGCATGGGAGCGTAATATACACATACCGTATATGTACGTACCATGTACTGCGGTTAAGCCGCAAGATTACTTTTTACCAACCTCACAAACTCATTTATCTTGTCAGCATCGGTTTTACTTTCATCACACGCCCATTTTAAAACATCAGCATAGTGTGATGAGCGATGATAGTCAATCATGTCATCATATGACTTGAAATTGGTTTTAGAAAATGTAACATATGAACCATCGTTATCATCTGATATCTGGTAACCTAGTGCTTCAACGAATGCGTAAACTGATTTGTTGATGTGTTTTTTCTGTTCTGTCTTTGTCATGTTATTACTGTTTTTAATTATGACTAAATATAACATCAAGGTTGGGCGAGGCCAAATAGGTGGTTATTTGCTTTTACGTTGTCCTAATTTTCTAACACCATACTCAACTGTTACCTTAGTATAGTTAACTTCATTTTCAAAATTATTTTTATCATAACGAATAACTCCTTCTTGAGTGAATCGTTCAACCCTATGTCCTTTTTGAAGTAATTCAAACACATCTTCACTTACAGTGATCCGATCATCTTTCTTATAGGCGAGTACTTTAATACCTCTACTAGTTTCAAAAATTGGATTTTTAACAATTAAGATAAATTCTTTGTGTGTCATGTGTTAACGTTTTTTAATTATTGACTAAATATAACATCCCTCCCCCATGAAGCCAAACCTTAGGCTATGTTATCGTTCTCTAAGGTTTCGATGGTTACATTAAGTACACCTCTCAGATAACCAATAATCCAATCTTTACTATCACCATTCTTGCACATTGCTTCTACTTCGGTGATTTGGTTCTTCAACATTCCAGCTAAAATTGTCTTGTTACTTTTGTTCATATGTTAACGTTTTTTAATTATGACTAAATATAACATCTCTCTCCTGCGAGGCCAAACAGAAGGGCACCTAGGTGCCCAAAACTGCTCATAATTAAAAATAACACACACACTATTTTTTACTCATATATGTAATCACATTTGTTGCCTCAATCCAAATAGATTCAGTAGTCAGGAAAACTACTTCATCAATAGCACTTTCTATTTCACTATGTAGAGTCCTCTCATCAAAATGAACTGATATTGTGTTTCTATCTAATTCTAACTCAACCATGTCCTCAAAATCAATCCCAGCATTAGTAATTGATTCAATTGCTGCTGTTTTAAAGCGTTCTTGGATTGTACAAGTGTACTCAATTAAAGCGTCCTTAGTAAATGATGCTACTATAGGTGAGTCTAGCTCTTGTTTATTGGTGACTAATTGTTTGACCATTTGATCTCGCATCCCTACTTGGTTGATGATCCATTCCATCATCTCACCATCCATTTCTACTTCTTTTAATACTGCTACAACTACGTTTGCAATGTTTTGATTTGTCATGTTTTTATATGTTTTAAATTTATATCTGAATATAACATCCCTTCCCCGTGAAGCCAAACCTTAGTTTAGAATGAATTTATTTTTCTTAATAAACGCTCTAGCTGCCTTCATGGCTTGTTGACATGTGGCTCTATGACCTACCAACACCATCATGTCAGCTACAATTTCATCTGCTTCATCAGGTGGTAGTGGTTGGTCCAACTCCATACTGCACAGCTGAATCGCTTCATCTGCTTCCTGAATGCCTTCTTTTGCAAGTTCAATTACCTGCTTTGCTTCGATCATCATTATGATATTCATGTTCATGTTTTTTAATTATGACTAAATATAACATCAAGACCCTGTGAGGCCAAACAAGTGGTTACATCCACATATCATAAGCATACATTTCGCGGGTGTTATAATCTGAAGATATACATAAACCATCACCACAAATTTCTTGTAGTTCTTTAATCCCTACACTTGTGAAAACATAAGCAGCCCACTCATCATTTCTCTTGGCTACTACCCTACCAGTCAATCCAAGTGGATGTTCCATATACACTGGTTTAAAGTTTTTTGATTTACGAATTGCTGAAACGTACTTGTGAAAAGAATTCATTGCCATGTTGTTACTGTTTTTTATTATGAACTAAATATAACATCCCTACCCCATGAAGCCAAACAAGAGGTCAGAAGAGGGGCCGAAGCCCCATCCCCCTCTATAATTAAAACACACACATGACTATTCTTCATCATCTGCATCAGGCAAACTATACTCAATCTGATTCAAACCAATTCTATACTTGATATATGATTCAGTATCACAATCCCTGTTCTTACTAAAATACACTTTACGACTATCACTTCCTTTGATTCGATCAATATGACACATTGCTTCAGTCATATGTTTTAAACGGTTACTACCTGCAAAATCTCCAGCTTTAGTAACTTGTTGAATATTGATAAATGAAGTGTATCTTTTACCTTTATTCTCACCTTTTTTAACTCGGCTTTGAAGATTCAAAAACCACAATTCAGCAGCACTTTCAGTTGTACGATAAGTGTCTTTATACATTTCAATCACTTCAGCAATACTATCAATTGCAATCACATCATAACCTTCATTGAAAACATACTCTAAAGTCTCACGAACTGATTCTGTATAGTTCTTCAAAAACAAAGTTGGTACTGTTTTGAAATGAGGCATTCGGCGGCAGTATTTGAAGTGACCAATTTCATCCATTTCACCTGATACAAACAATACTTTCTTACCTCGTGATGCTAATTTACTTAACATATCTAATACTACTGTACTCTTACCTGAACCTGGTCCTCCGCAAATAATCATATTCACAGCAGGCATTAAACCTTTCTGACTTGATAGAATTGAATCCATCAATGTTCCTGTACTCATAGGTCGGAAAACATTCTCGTTAAAGTTCAATTCTGAACCTTTAAAGATTTGAACTGATTTTGGGTCAAATTCTACTACTTCTACTTGGTTCTTTTTTGGGCGACCTTTACCTCTTTTAATTACTAAATTGTTCATGTGTGTTAATTATTTTTAATTATATCTAAATATAACATCAAAATCCTGTGAAGCCAAACAAAAGGTGCCTTATTTCAATTTAATTATTATTGCTTTGGAGTAACTCCAACCTGTGTACCCTAATTCATGTTTAGCTCCTAGTTTTTTACAAAATGAAACTAATTTATCTGAGGTTATACTAACATTTTTATAAAATGTATTTACAATTTCAAATTGATTCTTTTGATAATTCATACGCATTAAAGGATAAGCTTTGAACTTTTCAAAAATCAATTCTTTAAATTCTTTAATAGAGATGTTAGTGCCTGGGACTAATTTGTTGTTGTGTTTTTGCTTCATGTGTTTTTAATTATGACTAAATATAACATCACTCTCCTGTGAAGCCAAACCTTAGTTTATAGACTTAAAATGATTAACAAACTGACTTGGTGTAAAGTTCAATTCAAAACCACTACACCACCCTCTGATACCCTCTACACAGATATCTCCTTCTTCATGATCAACTAGTTCTACAATATCTCCTTGCATTACAACAACATTTATGTTTTCACTGTCTGCAAGTCCCTTAATACATTCAAATTTAAATTTTGCCATTTTGTATGTGTTTTTTAATTATGACTAAATATAACATCACTTTCCCTGAAGGCCAAACAAGTGGTTAATCTTGTTCTGGTTCAATCAATTCTAGTTCTTCTACATACTCCATAAAGTCTTTTACATATTGTTCAAACTTATCAGGTTGTAGAAAAAGTATCTCTTTCAAGGTTCTTGTAATGATTTCTGAATCAATCTCAATTGCACCTTCTACATAGGCATTAATCAACTTTTCTTTTCTTTCAATTGTCATGTGTTACTTATTTTTAATTATGACTAAATATAACATCCTTTTCTTACAAAGCCAAACAAGAGGTTACTTTATAATAACCACTGTTTTTATACTATCATCTTCATCATCATAATCAGTAACCTTATCCATCCTATGATATGAAGAATATCTAACTTGACCTTCATCAACATCCCTTATATTGCTTGCTACTTCACTACTCCAATAATCACCGTAGTTATAAGCAAATTTTACTTCCATGTTTGGGTCAAAACCCTCTAATGATTCAATCAATTCTTTTACTGTCATATGTTTCTAATTTATACCTGAATATAACATCTATTTCCTGTGAAGCCAAACATGAGGTGAATTACTTTTTATCCACCTCAAACACAACATCTCTATCATGGGTAGTAGTGTGACTTCCTACCTCAAATGCTTCACCTCTCAAATAATTGGCTAATGCATCTCCCTCATTAAAGGCTTCCACTTCAAACACTCTAACTACTGTTGCTGGTACAATTGCTTTTACTAGATATTTCATATGTTTTAATTTATATCTGAATATAACATCTCTCTCTCATGAAGCCAAACAAGTGAGTACAAAAGAGAAGCGGCGCCCGCTGGCACCGCTACCCCAAAACACATGGCAACTCGACCTTCAGAATTAGGCCATTTGACGCTCAGAATTCTTCTGACGACGTCGGGTGATGTTGTACATTGCAGAAGCAACATCTTCATTAATCGAACGATTTCCGTTCGTAATGTTTGTGATATGAGAGGTTGAATAACCTGTCATGTCTGCGATACGCTGGGTATCACCTGAACGCTTTCGGGCGTTGTAAAACGCCAATTTGGCGGTTGAATTTAAACGACGCATAACTATATAATTTAAAAAATTAGTACCCGGGGCCGGACTCGAACCGGCACAACCATTTCTGGTCGAGGGATTTTAAGTCCCTTGCGTCTACCTATTTCGCCACCCGGGCGTATTGTGGGCCTCGCACCCACTCGGGAGCATTTGTAACCTCCAATTAGGCCTCAGTTGGTGCGGTCTCCACCTTCTTGGTTGACGGGCGTCCCAGTTTCACCACTCCTCCATTAACGGCAGCGCGCGCTGCTTTCTCTGCGAGTCGTTGTTGGCGTTTGCTTGTTGCTACCACTGGGCGGCCTTTTGATTTTTCTGTTGCTGGTGCAGTTACTGCTGCTGTTGTTTCTTCTTTTTGCATAACCTTTATTATTTATTTTTACTTATACTATTAATATAACATCCTTTTTTTATGAAGCCAAACTTATTTTTACCTGTTTTGCCTACCTGATCTTCCTACCTGTTTCCCCTACCAATTCCAAATCCAAATCAAAATGGTTACCCAAAATGCTACTACCAGGAACCAATATATCATTCGAACCTCTTCATATTCAGATGTTTTCATTTGCTGGAAGAACTCAGCTAACCATGCAATTGCACATCCTATAAAAATAAGTGCTATAAATATTATCCAAAACATGTGTTATTATTTTTTAATTATATCTAAATATAACATCAGATTCTGTGGAAGCCAAACAAGTCTTGTTCTCTCTACCTGTTCTTCCTGCCATTTTTTGTATATACTTATATCTCTTATCGATAGAGAGGCTTGGCTTGTGCGGTGAAGGGGGGTTACCTACCCCATTTCTCTACATACCCCATCCCCCTACCGTTTGTCACATATACTTATATCCTTATATCACTATATCTTTATATCCGTATTCTATACCCTATTTGCCTACACGTTGGTCACACTTGGTGGTATCACATTTTGTTGAATCACATTGGATTGTATCACATTGTGTTTGATTGCATTCACTACCTGTTCTTCCTACGGTTACTTTACCTAACACTATAACCATACCCATTGTTATTACTAATGTGAGTATGCCTAATAAAAACAATTTTACTGTTTGATTTTTTAACATAACTTTATATTTGATTTGTTTATTATATACTTGTTTTCCCTACCGGATCTTCCTACCTGTTCTCCCTTATCTATATACACTTGTTCTTCCTACTTGATCTTCCTACTATTGAGGAATTTCATTACACCCATTATCCCTAATAATGTTAGTAGAATAAAAGCTATCACATAAGTGAAGTCTGGATATTCATTTATTGTTGTTACTAGTCCCACCGTCGCTATTAGCACTGCTATGAAGAATACTGAATATGTTATTGTTTGTTTCATTTGTATTTCAGTTTTGGTTTCTGCTTGTTTCCCCTACTTGATCTTTCTACACATCACCTTTATTTAATATGATGATAAGGATGGCTATAACCATTAATAACGCAACAAACCCAATTGCTAACACTATTGGCACCCATAACGGACTAGTCACCCACCACCAACTCCAATCTATATTGTTTGTTAGTTTAAGTATTAGAAACACTATAAATAATAATGTTGGTAAGCCCATTTCAAATAAATTGGTTGGATTTTTATTGCTCATATTTTTTATTTTTCTCTACAAATGTACATCCAAGCATAGTCATTATAACGGATTGTTAGAGCAATATTTGCTTCATCAAGTGTGGTTAGAAACACCCAACAATAACTTCCTTTTTTATCCATTGCCTTCCACATCACAGTATCATCTTTACGTCCCATTTCTGTTACAATTTGATACACTTGATGACCTTCACTGTAAATAATAATTTCATGATCATTGAATTGAACTATTATGTCTACAGATGTTGGTTTTCTCACCCATTCTATTTCATCATTGTATGTTATTTCACCTAAGTAAAATTGATATGCTCTACCAATTAATGGTTCTTGAGCAAATGATACTAATGACGTTAGTGTTATTAGTAGTGTTAAGATTAGTTTTTTCATTTATTATCTTCTTTTGTTATTCTTTCCATATGTCCGGTTTGGTGGTTTACAAGGAACTCAATCGAGTCAACAACAACTATCGATAATGATGTGTTACTGAGCTGGTTGTAATCTTTGAATTGAATCCTGTTGACTTGCTCTTGTGTTTGATACTCACCACACCCACACAATATAACAAGTAAAATAAATGCTATCAGTTTATTCATTTTTTAGAAATTGAATCAAATATTTTTTCAAGTACCTTCCAAATCAACATTAACACTACAAATAATAGTGCCATTGGCCAAACCAATGAAGTGATAACTGCTTGGGGCATATTAATTTCTTCTCCTGCTTTACATTGTTGATTGTAAAGTGCACACGCTACAAATGTAGCTAAAAAACCTAAAATATAACTTATAATCATACTCATAATATATTAATTGTTTTTATTTATCCAAATTTTTTCTTAAATAGTCTGGTATCATAGGGCAGGTTTTTAATTCCCATCCTTCACTACCATCATATTCCCATCGTTCCAACCATGCTCCATATGTTAACCATACTCTACCATACATGTGTTGTGAGCCATAACCATTGTTATAGTTAAAATCAAGAAGGATATAAAACCTATCTAATTCTTCTTTAGTATGATTGAGTGGGAGGTGAATTAACATATTCTCACCATCATATGGATCACCCTCATAAGTAATTTCAGCACATACTAAATAGAATCCTCGTTTTTTTGAGGTTTCTAAGATTGTTATTAATTCTTCTCTAGCATTCATTTGTCATCTCCTTTATATGTCCTGTTATAGTGACCTTCAGCGTCTATCTCTCCAGCTACATCCAACATATCTGTTAAGCCATACTCACCATTCCATCCCTCACCACTTGCTTTAAATCCTTCGCAGTAGTCAGATATAGATTGCTGCTTCTCCATTGCTTTGCAATCTCTGTAAGCTGAATTTAAGAATGTTTTATCTGGTTCTGACAACTTCAGTCCCATTGCTATAAGATGTCTAATGTGTCTGTGATAAACATCAACCGCTGTTTGTTTACTCATTGTTATCTTCTTTTAATTCTGATAATTCTTTTTCTAATCGTTTTAAAAATGTTTCCTCACCATCATCACCTGATAATAACCAATCAATACGTTGGGCGTATATAGCTGCTTTTCGAAGTGCATCTACACCTTCTTTAAACTTTTCAATTACCTCATCTGGGTATTTGTAGTGGTAGAGGTCTTCAGGGTATTGTTCATACCAATCAGGTTTACGCCAATGTTCATCTTTAAGTTCCTCATCAGTTTTCTTACGACCATTGTTTTCAATGATTCTTTCAACACCATCAGCTATTTCAGTGATGTGCCATTGTTTGTAATCAAAATGTCCTCCACTCATATTAGTCCTCTATATTAAAGAGTTTATAGATTTGTTTAGACCAAAACCCAGCTGTTGGGAATATTATTATAACCGTAAATAAAAATGCTCCCCATATCTGCCAAGCTTCTGTTGTTTGTTCATTGATGGATAATTCTAGACCGTATCCTCCAACACACATGACGCATATTGTTAAGAATGTGATGGCTAAAAATTGCATTGTTGCCTTAATGGCTGATGTGTTTTCTTTCATATCTTTTATTTTTTAAGTTTGAAATCATGTCCAATTAAAGCAATTGCTTCTTTCATTGTATATTCGGGAATGGCCTTGGGTCGGTTGTCTACAATGATACCATTACCATCTTCCACATAGATGCACTCTCCGTACGCATCAAATTCCCTTTTACACCAATACCCATTACTGTTTTCCAAGTAGATACGATTTTCATACGCATCGTGTTCATATTTTTCCCATTCACCATCACTGTTTTCCCAGTAGATGCAGTTTCCCCTTCTGTCTTTGATTTCCAAACTTCCGTTAGTACTAAAGCTCCATTTGATTTGTTTTGCGATTGTCATAACCTTAATTTTAATTAAAATTCATATGTTGTAAAAGGGTGATATTCAACACAAAACACTTTTACTTTATCTTTCACTACTATAACTTCATCTCGAGTTACATTTTTCCAAGCATATGTAAAATGCCCTACATAATCATCAGGATATTTACTATCCAATGGATAAAATCCCCAACATTCAGCTTCACCTTTATGTACACCATAATAATCATCTAAACCTACTCTAAGGTCTTCAAATGTAGATGCTGTCATAATAGGCTTGTATCCATTTAAATCCATAGCCACATATGTTACTTTAACTCTACTCATAGGTCTCCTCTATTTATTTCGTAATTATAACCTCTAGTTTTTAGAGATGAATTGATTCTATCTACAAAATGCCATTCTGGTTCTGTATCATGTACCTCTGGATGTACTGATGCTACTTGAGCAATTTGTTCTGCTATAAGTTTTTTCAACTCATTTTCAGAAACAAATTTGTCTCCCCAAATTGTGTTGTAGATATTTTGGTAAGCTTGAGTACATGCCTCATTACCTTCTTCTGTGAACATTTCAAAATAGACTGCCATAACCTTTATTTGTTTTAATTATTTAACTAAATATAACATCACTCTCTTGGAGAGCCAAACTTATTTTTGTAGTCAGGACAGGATTCGAACCTGCATGATAGTAGGGTATGTACACTTCCCATTTGAAGGACTATCTTAAACGTCTACCAATTCCGCCACCTGACTAACCGAAACTACCACCCAAGTGAGCTGTTCGTCATGGGAAGCCTAGTGGTACTTATCCTAACAATGCTAATGTTACTACTACAATAGCGAATAATACAAATGCTTTAATTGGATCTTCAAGTTGCTTTACCATGTTTTTATGTTTTAATTATTTAATTTATATCTAAATATAACATCAAACTCTGGTGAAGCCAAACTTATTTTACCAATTCTTTATATATCTTCTATTCTCAACACGGTTTGGTTGTTGGCGATACCATCCACATCCACCATTATCACGTTTAGAAAAATTGTTACGATAATGAGATGAAGTATGTTCTTGGGTATAAGAATGTTGGTGTTGAACATAACATGAGTTAAGCAAAATAGTAAGTGTTACTACAACAAGTAATTTCAATTTATTCATAATTTATTAATTTTTATTTGTTTATTTTCATATACTAAGTACTCTGGGGTGTTATCTAAACAATCAATGAAGTAATAACGACCACCTGTTGCTTTACCTTTAGCATCAATTTCTTTTACAGCAGTGTGACCAACTACTTGTATCATTGTTTTTTTAACTTCTTGACATGCCTTCATTAGACTTTTAGGTCGAATCCAAATTGGTGTTTGGAATTCATCATCACCATAAGGATCACTATGACTATACCCATTGTCTGCAAATTTGAATTTGTGGGGGCGATAGTGCCATAAGTCATTTATAAATTCAACTACATCTTGATCACCCCACCCATTACTTAATAGAAAATCAGGAGTAATACCAGCGTGACTAAAAACTAAATCATCACACCTATAAGCCATTCTTAAATGGTGTTTATTTGCTTCTAGTACTTGACCAATTTCTATATATAGGTTCTTTTGAAAACCACTATACCTATCATTATACGCCTCAGGCATATAATGGAAATCATGATTACCAATCAATAATACTACTTTACACTGTGGATTATCATGTTTCCACTGTATAATGTTTTTAAAATTATCAATTTGAACTTTACCTGGGATGTCAAAACTATCAAAATAGTCTCCTACAAATACAACTGTATCAGGTTGTTCTGCTTCAACTATCTGTCTCCAGATGTCTCGTCCATGTATGTCACCAATTGCAACTAGTTTCATACTCTAAATATAATAAAAAAGGCTTGATTTTCCAAGCCTAATTTAAAGTATTGTTTTATGTTTGTGTTTTTATAATTGGGTTTGTAAGTAAAGTTTAGCCGCACTGATAATACTCCAATCTTTCTTATTGAGAGCTTTTTGCAACATTCTTGATAAATACTCTTTTTTTGTGACTACTTCACCTGATAACTCACCTGTAGTATCATCTAACCATACAACCTCATTATCTTTAGGGGTTAAATTTTTAATATCTGGGCCATACGCTTTAAGAGTATTTTTAATTTCTTCTTTTATGATTTGTTGCAATTCTGATTTTTTCATTTTATAGTACTAGTATTAAAATTATAGCTGTTATAACTCCACCTTCAATTAAAGCTACTCTTCTCCAATTTCGTTTTCTATTATCTTCTCTATCAAGTTTAATGTTTAATTGATCAATTTGGATGTCTTTTTCTCTTAATTCAAGAGTACAATCACGTCTTAAATCTTTATGTTTCTCATCTAAACGAACATAACTATCTGATAGTTGAGAATAGTTAAGACTAATTTTCTTAAGATACATTTGACAGTCATACGCCTGGAGAAACATACTGTCTAAGTTTTCTTTATAGATGTTCTTCCAATAGAAAGTCTCAATTATCTTCTCTTCTTGACTCCTGTTCAAGAAGATCCCAGTATCGAGTTGGTAAACTATCCTTGGCGCTGAAAATTTCTGCCCAAATGCTGTCACGCTTAGGATCACTAAGAGTAGGAATACGCTTAATTTTTTCATTTGATTTTTTATTTTTGGTTTTTGTTTCTACTATACGATCCATATAAATGGTATCATATTCAATAAGGATTCTTTCAGTTTCTTTATCTAAATTGTCTTTTTGTTTATTTAACAATTCAATTTCTTCATCAGTGAAATCAGAAGCAGGTTTATTACAGTTTTTGAGTTTAACAATAGCAAATATAGCTACAGTTGCTATTAAAACCCATTTTACAATGTTATCAATTCTTACTTGTCCCATCTTGTTATATGTATATTTGCGTTTAACGGTCTTATTTTTTCATAAAATCCATTTCCCTCTCTACTACCATCACCATTAGTATTACCTTCACCTGTTAAAACAGCTGAGTTACCTATTGCTTTTTTAACTAAAAAGGCATGTCCTATTGCTTTATATCGTTTTGTATTCCTAAATTTATTATATGATAGTGTCCCAGCGTCACCTGGTCTGATTGGTTCTCTCAGTTTACCATCAGTATAAATAACATGCCTCTTATTATACGCTGTTGGGCTCCAACCTGTTACTGTTGATTGTATCCCAGCTAACTTATAAATTAATTTAAGAGCAAAAGCGCACCATTGAGCACCTCTCCACCATCCAATATTAAGCATCATTTGCTCATACTGTTTGTTATCAAATCCTTGGTTGGTGCCAACTTCTTTTATACCTTCAAAACTGTCTGCTAGTTGAACAGCAATCTCAGCTCTTTTCTGGTATTCAGTTAGACAATCGGAATTATCACTCGGAACACCTGTATAAGCATATAAAGGTATAAGAAAAAGCAAATAGGATAGTATGATAGTTTTAGCCATGAGGGTAGGGTTTTAAAATCTTCTTTAACAGTTGATGATGTGGAGTAGAAGTATTTATAAATACCTTTAAAGGTAAAATACATACCACCTAAAATAATTCCATTGAATAGAATCATAATTAGACTTGCTAATATTGCTCTATGGAACCAATCAGTTGAGTACATTGGATCACCAAATACTTCTTCTTGTACCATTCCGTAGACAAAAAAGCCTACAAACGCGAGTGGTACACTCCAAATAAAATCCCATAACTTAAGCCATCTTAATAGTTGTTTCATAGTAACGTTTTATTATAAATTTTTTATATTTTACACCAACCTAAACATACTTTATTAAAAGTAAGTTTTTGAATAAGTTTGCATATATGTTGTTTCATAGTAACATTTTATTATAAATATTATAAAGGGCGTTATTTTAACGCCCTGTAAACTTTAATTTTAACTCGTCTTTTAAAACAACTAAACGTTTTAGACCAAGTGCTAATGTTAGCCTCATAGATATCCGTTTTTAGATACTGGTATGCTTTTTTAAGTGAGCGCTTCAATTTAGGATATAAATTAACTAACTCAAAAAATTTATTCAGATTCATATATGATTCTGAGATCCATTTCCCTCCTTGCCAGATAGCTAGAACTGTTGTAGCATTGTTTACTTCATCTACTAAACAAACTTTAATGTTTTTATCCCAAGCATCAGGGACAATTTGAGCTGCGTAGTTGTCTTTAAGTGCAATTGTTGTTACCATAACTTTTTATTTTAATTTAAATTTAATATTAGGTTTTGAAATTTACAAATTAATCTTTAAGAAAGGCTACTAAATCCACTTTAGACAAATATTCTAAAGTGTCAGGTACTACATCTGTAGAATCAGGTTTAATCCAATGGTCAGTGTAGTTTTTCTTAACAGCGTTACGAGCGTAATTGTTAATAATAGGCCTACCTGTATTGTACGCGCCGGTTGCTTTACCCCAGTCATTATAACGGTTATACCAGTCACGAAGCATTTTCATTGATATTTCAACATTCAATTCAATACTGTCCTTTAAAACTGGTTTTTTTACTTTAAAACCAGCATAATGTGAAGCATATTGAGGCATAATCTGCATTGGTCCTAACGCTCCAGCACTTGAGGTTTGTTTATGATTATACCCATCATGAAATGGTCCTTTATATCCTGTCTCTATTCTAGCAACGTTGAATGCTATGTGTAGAGGAATCTCATACTGTTGGGCATAAGTCATAATGGACGCGTACAGTCGTTGAGCAGGGTTTAGTTTTACAGGTTGTGGTGTATTGCTAAAGGAAGCGACACAAACCACAGTTGCAAGAGTTGCAACAGTTAATAATACTTTTTTCATAGTTATTAAGTTTTGATTAAATATAATAAAAAAAGGCCCGAAGGCCTAATTTTATATTAAAGAAGTTTTAAGCTTTAGGCTTTTTTATAATAATACCTAACCATATCAAGTCTCTCACCAGGCTCACCTTCTATTCTTTCTACTTTACTTAAAGTATATCCATGATCTGAGAATAGTTTTTTTACTTTTTCTTCTTCTGTAGATGATCCTCTATCTTCTGTTTCAATGTATTCATCTCTAAGAAATGCTCCTCTTACTTTTTCTTTAAATAGTTTAAGCAATTCATTAGGTGATATTTTTGGCATTTCATTCTCAGTTAAATGTTCACGTCTCCACTTGTATACATTAAAATCTTTATTCATTGGTTTATCTTTTATATATTATAAATATATGAAAAAATAGTCTTGAATCAAAATTATTCTTTAATTATTTGCTGTTTTTTAACACCATCCTTTGTAGTCACTACAATCATGTACACTCCACTAGGAAGTTCACTCATGTTCAATTGATAAGCATCTATATTAGTAGTTGTACTTAATACTTTAGTGCCTAGAGAATTGTACACATCTATATTTCTAAATGCTCCTTTAAAATCATCATTTACAGTAACTAACCCTAAAGTTGGGTTTGGGTACACTGAAATGTCAGATGGGGTTGTTTCTTGGGGTGTGATTGTAGGTTG